ATTGACGGAAGACGTGAGCATAGATTAATCCGTGTCGGGTTGAGTCGGGTGGCGGTCGGTCAACCGCTGCCATGTTTTGCGTTTTCATCTGCATCTCCGAGCCTCGGTCTTTGCCGAGGCTTTTTTGTGGGCCTCTACCTTTACCGTCGTCCTGCGTCTTGCGGGTCCTGCCTTTCCTGCCCTACGCTGCCGACCTCGCATCCATGCGCGCCAGATCCGCAAGCTCCTCGATAGCGTCCTCGCGCTCTCGCCAGTTGGTTTTCGCGCCATACGCATGGCCCGTCGTCTTGTCCAAAATCGCCCAACGCAACGGCACGCGCGCGACCGTCACCGGGATTGCGTCCGGGGCTCGTAGCGTTTCCTCGTCGACGAGCCAGCCGACAACGGGCATCTCTGTCGTCACGATGGTGTAGTCGTTGGTCGTGCATTCGACGGCGAGGATGACGAGGGCAGGGTTGGTGTTGGGGATGGATTGCATTGGTCTGGTCCTGGTGGGGTGGTGGGTTAGGCGGCGACCGCGGATTGAGATTGCTGCGCGGCGACAACCTTGGCGATGGCCCGACGCTGGTAGTAGTTGCGGTTCCTGATGACGATCGGTTCCGGCAGTACTCCAGCCTTTCGCCATCGCCATTCCGTCATAGCCGAGATGTCGAAAAATGCGCGAACCGCAGCCGAGCTCATGAGGGAATCGGGATCGGCCGGTGGTGCGTAGCAGGTGGCCGCAACTGCCGTACTGCCCGCGTGATGGGCGGCGATCGCTGCCTGAGCCGCCTGAAAAGCCGCGGCCATCCCTCTGTCGTTGAGTGCTTTCGGAATCATCGTGTTCGTCCGTTGGGCTTCGATTTAACGCATGGTAACGCCGGGACGTTGGATGTCCAGCCGAAGTGACTGATCCAAAAGGAGAAAAACATTTAGCAGCCTGCGAAACTTTCAATTATTGGGAAATTGAAGGGCCAAATGACGCGACAGGGCGCGTATAATTGCAACCGCCTGTAATCGCAGCAGTTATCGGCTCAAGCGGGGAGGTTTTCGGGGTTTTTCAATCGCAGAGGGCGGAACCGAACCCATCGGGAAAGACGAAGGGTTCGGGTGTTTCAGTGGCGAAAATAGCGGAAAATTCGATGGATTTCGTGCCCTCTAGGTATTGCGCTTGGTGCTAAACATGCTTACGACGTTGTCCGGGGCCTCGGTCTCGCCGACGATTTGCAGGACGTAGCCGGCCCATCCGTCCAGGGCGGCGCGGCGCTCGGGGAGGTACAGCGCGCGGTTGTAGGTGCCGGCCACGCCCGCGCGCGAGCCCGAGACGTGGTTGATGGTCGCCTCGATGACGTGCGGTGGGATGTTCAGGTCTTCTGCCATGCGGGTTGCCAGCGTGCGGCGAAGGTCGTGGAGCGTCCAGGCCGCGATCTCGGCACGCCTGTCGAGCCGTTCCTTGCTCTTGCTCCATCCCGAGAACGACGACGGCGGATTTCCTTTCCGCTGGATCCCGGTGGTAAACACGAACTCGCTCTTGATGCCCATCGCTTCCTGCTCGGCCTTGCGTTCCTTCAGGATCGCGAGAACCGCCGCAGACAGGTGGACGATGTGCTCTCGGTGATTCTTCGTGCGCTCATCTGGTAAGGTCCAGGTCTCGCCGTCGATCTCGCTCCAGCGCATTCCTCCGACCTCCTCGCGCCGTTGGCCGGTCATCATCAGGGTGCGGACGATCCCCGCGAACAGGTCCCCGTGGTTCGCCTGGGTCGGCTCTGTCGCCTTCCAGATTGCCCGCATCTCCTCAAGCGTCAGGACCCGCTCGCGGCTCTGCTCGGCGCCCGGCTTCTTCACATGCTCGGTTGGGTCGGCGGCGATGATCTCGCGTTGCAGCGCCCATCCGAACAGCATCGACAGGTAGGCCAAGGTGCGGTTGGCCATGACCTCGGCGCCGCGCGCCGTGAGCACGTCGAGCACGTCCATAACGTCTCGTCTGGTGATCTTCGTCATTGGCCGGGCACGCCACTCGGCGAACAGATCCGACCCGAGCACGCGCTTGATCTCGGCCAGCGTGCGAGGCGCCGGCTTGCGCTTCTTTCGGCCGCGGTACAGCGTCAGAAACTCGCCGACGACGGTCTCGAAGGTGTTGCGCGAGTCGTCGACCATTGCGGTTTTCGTGGCGCGTAGGGCGGCGCCGGGGTCTTCGCCTTGCTCTGCCTTCCCCTTGGCCTCGATTGCCTTGGCGCGGGCCTGAGCGAGCGTCACGCCCGGATACCGCCCGAGCGTCAAGCGTTGCTGCTTCCATCGTCCATCCTTGAGCACGCGCAGCAGCATGACCCACGTCCGCACGCCCGACGACGACACGCGGAGCCCGAGCCCGGATGTCTTGGTGTCCCAGTATTCGATGCGGTCGGTTTCGGTGGGAGTCTTGAGCCGCTTGACGGCTGCGTCGGTCAGTTGGATGGACGGCATACCTGGCCCCTGTCGATGTCGGAGGATCTGTTACCCCGGATGCTCCGGGTATTCTCCGGGTAACAAATTAGCGCGGTATGGCGTGTTACCCGGTGTTATTAACAGTCTATAACACTAGGCGCGAAAGACAAGTAAAACGGGGCTTTATGCGCGGCTGGCTTAACTGATGCGTTATGCGATGAAAGGCTGTGAAAGGGGCTATTCGCTGATTTGTAATCAGCAGGTCGTCGGTTCGAATCCGTCCGCCAGCTCCAAATGAAAGAAAGGCTTCGGCGGCACCTGCCGAGGTTGCTCGTCCGTGAGTCACCGCTCAGCCGCCGACACCTTGGATTTCGCGCTCCTTCGGTGTCGGGCTCGCGCGCGGAACGTGACTGCCACTTACATCCGTGACATCTCCTCAACAGGTGCGACGTGCCGGCTCTAGGGCCATTGTAGAACGCAGGATGGTTTACGAAGCGGCGCAGGATGGTTTACGAAGCTGGAAGGGCGGTTAAAGCGCCGTTCACGGCAACGTCAACGCCCAGTAACCACCCGCCCGCCCCTCTCGAGGAGAGCAGCGCGGGGGCTGCAGTTTTCCGCCAATCGCGCCCAAAGCCGACCCATGCGGCGCTCCACGCTTCGTGCTCATAGGGCGTACCTACCGGTTGCTCCGCGTCGTTGAGCGCTTCAAGGCCGCGACGGCCATGCTCAAGCTAAATGTCCAGTTTGCGAAAAATCGCAAACTCTGCAGAGGCCTTCTCATGCCGAGGATCACCCGGTCGGGCCGGCCCGACCTCGGTGACCGCATGGAGCGCCAGGGCGAGCTAGGACCGTAACGCGATCGAGTTCACCCTCCGAGACCGGAGGAGCGTCGCCGATCGTCATAATCTATCGGGCGTGATTTTTGCGTTTACTGCTATTCATGATGTTACGTGATTAAAGCACGTAACGCGCCCGATAGGCTTTGACTATCAACTTAGTGCGACATTGTGTGTCGCGCGCGAGTGTCCTCGGCTGCGGGTGCCGGCTTGCTTCGCCAGGCCCGGGACTCGACCTCGGCACCCTAGGCGCTGGAGTCGCGGATCTTCCGCCGCTTACGCTCTTGGGCCAGAATCCTGTAGACGTGAATGCTCGATAGGCCATGCTCAAGGGCCATCCGCTGAATGGTCTCGGGACGCCCGTCATACGCGCTCCACATGGCGCGGTCACGTAGCCTTTTTCTAAGGTGAGACGCCTTTGGAATGTAAACGCCGCATCCACCCCACTGGTCCAGGAAGGCCATCATCAGGCGTTCGGCGAGGCTTTCCCGTTGGGCGTCGGGAAGCTCCGGAGCTGCGGCGGCAACGGCGGCGATCGACAAATCAAGAAACTCTGCGACGAACTCCGGATCCGACCCTCCAAGTGCCATCTAAATCACCCTCCGCACGGTGTGTGTGACGGACCTCGCCTCAAGATCAATGAGGTTAGGTCCGGGACCTATCGAAATCAGGCGCCCGGGCGAGCACCCTGCACCGGCCGGGCCGGGTGCGCTTACAGTCAGGCAATCCCGGCCATGATTCGGGCGGCCCGCTCGATCGGATCATCCTCGATCGCCGCGAAGTCGATCGGGGGCAGGCCGGCCATGCAGCGGGCCGCCTGCTCGATCGGATCGGGGGGCAAGGGCGTCATGTGGCAGGAACAGCCGCTCAGATCGACCGGGTCAAGTCCCAGCACTGCCGGGACGGCAGCCCCCAAGAATCCGACATGCCGCAGGCTCCAAATACCGGGCGCCGGGTTCGCCGGGTGGGCTGGCGGCCAAAATGACGCCGAAATCTTGCGGTACGCGCCCGCCCGCACACGCTCGCGAAGCGCATCGGAGGGTTCGGCGTCGGCATATAGGTCGCCGCCGACCGCCTCAAGGCCGGTGACCCATCCATGCGCCTGATCGTGGCTGGCCGGGTGACCGATGACCAGCGGCGCTTGATGCCGGGCTGAATCGTAAGCCTTTGCGGTTGCCGCCAAATCGGCAGCGCCGAGGCAGACCCGCGAGCCTGACATCGGCAAATAGCAGCCCGCGCGGAAGATGTGCAGACGGTTCTTCATCAGGCGCCTCGACTCAGTTCGCGTAGCGCGGCGGCAAGGCTTTGAGCCTGATCGCGTGCCCCGCTCAAACGCACTTCACGGCCGCTTAAACGCAGGTTGATGTCGACGGTTTCACGCGCTACCGATCCGTTCGGTTTCGCCATCTTCTCCTCGCCTCTTGCTATGCCTGACCAGCCATGATTCGGGCGGCCCGCTCGATCGGATCATCCTCGATTGCCGCGAAGTCGATCGGGGGCAGGCCTGCCATGCAGCGGGCCGCCTGCTCGATCGGATCGGGGGTCAAGGGCGTTATGTGGCAGGAACAGCCGCTCAGATCGATCGGGTCTAGTCCGGATTCTTCAGGGACTGCGCCCCCAAAGAATCCGATATGCCGCAGGCTCCAGGTACCCGGCGTGGGGTTTTCGGGGTGCTTTGGCGACCAAAACGACGCCGAAATCCTGCGGAGCTCGCCCGCTCGCACGCCATCAATCAGCGTCGTGGTGGCGACGACGACGTTGGCGTACAGGTCGCCGCCGACCGCCTCGAGGCTGTTGACATATCCATGCGCCAGGTCGAGGTCCTTAGGGTGACCGATGAACAGCTGCGCTTGATGCCGGCCTGGATCGTAAGCCTTGGCGGTTGCGGCCAAATCGGCGACGCAGAGGGAGAGCCGCGATCCAGTCGCCGGCGAGCTGCAGTCGGCGTGGAATATGTGCAGACGGTTATTCATCAGGCACCTCGAGTCAGTTCGCGCAGCGCGGCGGCGAGGCTTTGAGCCTGATCGCGTGCCCCGCTCAAACGCACTTCACGGCCGCTTAAACGCAGGTTGATGTCGACGGTTTCACGCGCCATCGATCCTTGCATTGTCTTGCTCGCCACGCTCCCGACCGACCCGCCTGCATTGAAGCGGGCCACCGGTGCGGCGAGCCCGCCGATTGCCGAGGCCAGACGCTCTCGGGGGATCTCCATGCGGTTGAGCGCATCGAACAGGCCGGCGCCGTGACGTGCGACCGCATCGGGCGCAAACCATCGCTCGCCAGGCGTCAGCAGGGTCGGCACTCGACCGCCCGCGTTCAAGGCGGCGATCCAGTCGAGGATGCTTTTGCCGTAGTAGGCCGTAGCGGATTTACGTAGCACAAAGGCGCCTGCAGGCAAGGCGGCAGGGACGCTGTCGGTGTTGCCGGTGCCGGGGACGACATCCCAGTGCGGAGCGTCGAAGACCGGGCCGCCCGTGGCGTAGCGCCGGATCAGCCCGCCCGCGGCGTTCTGCTGGACGGTGCGCACGTAGATGGTGTGGGTGGACTGGGTGCCTTGGCGAAGGCGGTTGAGCGTGGCCTGGACTTGGCTGTCGTCGGGGCGGATGGTCAGAGTCGCCTCGGCATCGCCGACGCCGCGCATGCGCTGCTCGACCTGGTCAATGGCGCTCAAGGCGGGGCCGATACTCAAGGACAGCTCTGGGCTGGCGTTTTCGCCGAGCGCGGTCAGGCGCGCCTGCAGGTCCGAAAGCAGGGACTCCGCCGCGCCGACGACGAACGCGAGCTCGACCGGGTTGTCTCGGGCCAGCGTTGCGGCGTCCAGCAGGGCGGCACGCACTGTATCGAGGTCCGCGCGCATCTGGAGCAGATAGGTTTGCTCCTCGACCAGGGGGCGGATGGTGTCGAGGATGCCGTCGACCGAGGCTTGGTCGACCGTGAGCTTGAGCGCGATCTCGCGATCGAGGGTGCTTTCGAGGCGCTCGGCGCTGTCGGCGACGCCGGACATCGCGCGCTCAGTGTCTTGCGCGGACGACTGCGCCGAGCGCGCGTGCTCTTCGTGCGAGCGGCTCGCGTTCTCCAGCGACTTGACCTGCTTATCGATCGCTTCGGAGGTTTGCTCGATTGCCTGCCGCTCTAAGTCCTCGTTGTCATAAGCCTTGTTTTGCGCCTCGCGAATCTTTGCAATTTCGGCCGCTTTTTCTCGTTCGAGCTCTGTGATTTTTTCGATGGCCGAGCGGCTTTGGGCGACGCGCCTTTCCGCATCGCCTGACTCGGCACTGGCGCGCGCTTCGGCGTACTGCATCCGAACGTCACCAATCCGCTTTTCGATTTCCGCGATGCGCTTTTGCGATTGCTCAACGTCGGACTCGGCCTGCTTCCTCCGGGAAATGGCGTCGGCCGCTTGCCGCTGTGCGATTTGCTCGATTTGCTCCGCTAATTTTGTCGCTTGCCCTACGTCTCCGCCGGCTAAAGCGCTGCGATACTGGCTCTCTTTTTCGGCGATCTGCTTACGACGATCGGCGGCGGCCTCTTCCTCGGACATGGCGCTCTGGCGAAGCGCCCGGACACGGTCTTCGCCGGACAACTTGAGCGCCGCAATCTCGTCCTCGATCCGCCTCACCTCATCCAGGTGCCGGCGGCTCTCGGCGTTGAGGGCGTCGACGTGGCGGCGGTAGTCGCTCTCGATGCTGCGCAGGGTGTCGCGCTTGATCTGAAGGATTTCCATCTCCGCGGCGCGCACGTCGCCGCCGGAGGCCCGGGCGGCTTCGATGCGGCGCCGGCCTTCTTCGTCGAGCAGGCGCAGGGTCTGGCGCTGGTAGTCATTGAGCGCCGCCAGCTTGGCCGCTGCGGCCTCGCGCTCGATGGCGATGCTTTGCCGCGCAATCTCCGCCTCGCTTGCGGTGCTGTCGGCGAGCGCGTCGCGACGCGCCCGGGCGTAGCGCTCCGCCTCGTCGAGGGCGGCGTCGTAGGTGCCGCGGGCGGCCTCGCCGACGGCCTTCCAGCCTTCGGCTTCGGCCTTGAGGGCGACGTCGAGATCCTGGCGATGGGTCGCGATGCGGGTGTCCAGATCCGCGATGACCTTGTCGACTTCGGCGATGGTGCCGGATAAGGCGCGCGTGGCGGCCAGTCCAGCCTCGGCGGCGCGGCGCTGGGCGTCGGTCAGTCCGTCCAGGGCCTGGTCGGCAACGCCGAACATCCGCTCCAGCTCGGCCGTGACGGCGGCAATGTCCTCGCTGCTCACGCCTTCCCATCGCAAGGCTTGAGCAACACCTTCGATCGACCCGGTGGAGTCGAACGCGGCCAGCGCGAGCTCGCGGAAGCTCACGCCCTGCTCGCGTACGGCGCGGTTGAGCTCCACGGACTTGGCGTTGGCCCGGTCGATCTCCCCGGTCCAGCCGCCCATCACGACCGCCAGGCGCTGCCAGCCGGTGCGCGACTCTTCGTTGGCGCCGTAGCTCTCGCGCATCAACTTGGTGTGGGCTTCGAGCTCCTCGTTGGCCGCGCGCCATTGCTTCGCGGCGAGGGCGAGCTCCTGAGCCTGAAGCGCCTGGGTTGCGCGCTCCTGCTCGTCCCGCCAAGCGGCCAGCACCGCGGCATTGTCTTCGTAGCCGGCGCCAAGCTCGGCAATCATCGTGCCCTGGCCGGAGAGCGAGAGCGTCAGCCCGGGCACGATCTCCGCCAGCCGACGGGCGGCCTCGTTGTAGGCGTCGCTGCCGGGCTGGGCCTTGGCCATCGCCGCTGTCAGCGCCTCGACCTCGTCGACCTGGCCCTGGACAGCGGTGCGCTGCTCGCGCAGCGCGGCGGCCATCTCTTCGGCCGAGTCGCGGAACACATAGAAGGCGGCAGCCGCCGCCCCGAGCAAGGCCAGCAACGCAGTGATCGGGTTGGCCAACGTCACGACCCACAGCGCCCGCAAGGCGGCTGTCGGCGCTGCGATCGCGGCAGCCACCTGCCCCCAGATCACGATGGAGCGACTCAGGGTACCGAGCACCAGCGTGGTGATGGCCCCGGCCAACGCGGTGGCGACGGCCGTGAGCGGGACCCACGCGGCGTGCAGGATCCAGGCCGCGGCGGCACTCGCGAGCAATGGAGGCGGGACGGCGCCGACCAGGGAGGCGAGCGGCACCAGGATGGCGCGCAACACCTCGACCCCGGCCACGACCACGTCAATGCCAAGCGCGAACAGGCGCGAGGCGCCGGATGCGGTATTGAGCTCGCCGACGAAGACGGTCACGCTGTTGCGCAGCCGAGTCATGGCGTCGTCGAAGCGAGCCGGGATGGTCGCGAACTCCGCCGCGATGGTGGCGGCCTGGCCGGACAGGGCATTGACGAGCGCATCCGAGGTCAGCTCGCCGGCCTCGGCCATGGCGCGCAGCTCCCCGACCGAGACGCCGAGACCGTCGGCGAGCGCACGGGCCAGGCGCGGCGCCTGCTCCATGACGCTGTTGAATTCTTCCCCGCGCAGCGCCCCGTTGTTGAGGCCCTGGACGAATTGCACGAGCGCGGCATCCGCGGCTTCGGCCGAGGCGCCGGAGAGGCGCAGCGCCTGGGCGATGGTGGTGGTGAGTGCGCCCGCGGTGACGGTGCTGTTGCCCAGATCCTCCAGCGTACGGGTGAGCGAGGCGTAGAGATCCGCGGTCGCGGTCAGCTCCGAGCGGGTGTCGTCGGCGATCCGGCGCACCTCCTCGAGGGCCTCGCCGTACTCCTCGGTGCCGTCGGTGACGAGGCCCACGCGGGTCTGCACGCCGGCGTAGGCGTCCGCCAGTCGGGCCATGCCACCGAGAGTTATGCCCGCGGCGACGGCGGCGAGCCCGACCAGCAGACCCTTGAGGCCCTCGGCGAGGCCATCGACCCCGTCGCCGGCACGGCCCGCGGCGGCGCCGACTCCGTCGGCCGCATCCGCCAGCGCGCCGACACCGTCGGCCGCAGAGCCGGCAGCGGCGCCGGTCGCGCGGGCGTCGTCCGCCAACGCGTCGAGCTCTTTGCGGCCCTCCTCGAAGCCCTCGGTCTTGAGCCGCAGCGCGAGGTCTAGATCATTGCCCGTTGCCATCGCGCACCATCTCCAGCAGGGTTAGGTCGAGGGACCGGTCGTGGTCTCGGACGTTGCGGTGTCCGCGCTCGACGGAATGCGCGAGACAGGGGCTGTCGAGGATGCCGGAGTCGGGGGCACCAGGCCCGCGGCCAGGGCATGGCGCGCGAGACTGGCCAGCGGGGAGAAAAAACGCTCGTGCATCTCCCACCAGGCGGTGCCGATAGCCTCGCAGTCCGACAGGCTGAGATCGTCCACGCTCGTTCCGTCCGGGAGCTCGAGCGCCTCCCCGAGCAGGTCCAGCAGCTCAGGCAGGTTCTCGCGCACCAGCTCGCGGATGGGGCGCGTGAGCTGCTCGGGGGTGGTAAGGGCGACGATGCGGCGCACGTCGCGCACGCACAGCTCGCGCACGGTAGCCGTACACCCCTCACCCAGCTCGACGGGGCGCGCGACGCCCCGGCGGGGCGCACGGTCCTGATTACTTGTCGTCATCGCGTCACATCTCCAGCGGAGTTGGGAAGTTTCCCAGGCCATGGCACCGGAAGTCGCGGCAATCTCGGGCCACGCCGGGGAAAGAGCCGCGATCGTCTTCAACCGCAACCCAACTCTTCAGCGACATACCCCGCATGGCGTCATCCCGTCCTGGTCATGGTGAGCGCGGATCTTGGCGACCCTCCCAAGGCCGGGGATCCCCGCGCGTATCCCCGGGGCATTGCAGCCCCTTACCCGGAGATCAAATCAGGTCGGTCCCGAGCACGCCTCGGATGAGTTTCAGGGTCTCGGTCTCTTGGGCCGATCGCCAGTCGCGCGAGTCGCTCGGCATTGCCCCGAGTCCGTCGATGCGCAGTGCCGGAATCTTCAGCTCGGCAAGGTAGTCGATGCCGATTCCGCGCGAGAAGCCGGTTCCGAGTTCGCGGTCAAGGCGCGCGATGATTCTTGCATGGCCGATCATCTCCCCGTGGCGCTTGTGGAGCGTTGCGGCGGCGGCGAGGAAGTCGGGCGCGAGTCGATCCAGCTCGGCAAGCAAGGCGCGCTGTAGGGCGATGAGTCCCTCGGTCTTCGCGGATGCCAGGGCGGCGCTGGCGTGCTCGAGGCGCTCGGACAGTCCGCGGCGCAGCAACGCCAAGCGGTCGCGCTCGGCGTCGGTCTTGGCGGCGTCTTTCGCTGCGCCGCTGCGGCGCTTGTCGAGCTCCGCCAGCTCGGACGGGTCGGACTCCCCGAGCTCGACCGCAACCAGGACGCGCGACCGTTCCGCGTCGATCTCGTTCAACGGGTCGGGCGCGACCAATCGCGCGGCTTCCGTCTCGGTCGTCTGAAGGCGCGCATGGATGAGAGCGATTTCGGCGCTTCGGGCCTCGATCGCGTCGACGAAGGGGCGAAGGTCGCGTAAAGAGCCTCCACGCAGCGCATAGCGCTCCGTCCATCGGGCGTCGATCTCGGTTTGCAGGCGTTCGGTCTCGCTCTGCGCGTCGCCGAGCGCCCGCCTCGCGTTGTCCATGGCCTCGGAAAGCCGACGAATCTCGGGGTCGCGGGCCTCTCGCGCTGCAATATCCTCCGGCGAGTGCAGGCTAAAACGGCCTCGGAATTGCCGTTGCGCCTGCTGTAGAGCGGCATAGGCGTCGCGCAAGGCGGCGTTGCGCTCCTTAACCGCTTGGTTTGCCTTGTCGAGTGCGGCTTGTCTGGTCTCGATCTCGGCGGACAGGCGGCGATACTCGCCGACGATTTGTTGTGGGTTGCGGGTGTTCATCCGGGGCTGTCCTGCTGGGCTGGGGTGGTCGGGGTGTCTTGCCGCCCGAGAATGGCGGCGCGGCGCTGGCGTGCCTGGTCCGCGCGCTCCTGAATCCAGGCGTCGACATCGCGGGCGCTCCAAGCGACGGCCTGCCGGCCGATCTTGACCTGGCAAGGGAATCGTCCGGCGGTGATCTCGCGATACAGCGCCGAGCGCGAAAAGCTGGTTCTTTCGAGGACCTGGCGGACCCTGATGAGGGTGTCGGGATGGGCCTGGGTGTCCATGCGCCCAGATTGCCCCAGGGAGTACCAACCGGCACGAAACCTAAGTTATTAACCCGCGGGCGGGCCAAGCGACGAAGGGGAAGTGGACGGCGCCGGACTCAACCCGACCTAAGGTCAGGACTTTGACCGGCCGAACGCTGGGCCGATCGCCGCACCGGGAGGGGGCCTTGTCGCCGACGATTGGGGTGCGGCCCGAAGAGGGCGGCAGCCGGCATGCCCGGCCGGCGGGCTGCGAGCAACCGACCGACCAACGAACAGCGAATCCGGATACCAAGCAAGGATGCCGGTCGCGTTCCGTTTTAATTTTACCTGAAAGTAGTTTAAAAACTTTTGACGGGGGTCTGGTAGGGCAAAGGGTAGCGGGGCGGGCTTGCGACGGCTTACAGGGCCTTTTTCGCGAGGTAGTTGATCAGGATATTCGAAATGGCCTCGCGGTCGTCCGCGGAGACGCCCAAGAAGGGTCGCGGCGGGATGTCGCCCCAAGGGATCGGGCCGCCCCGCTTGGTGGTGCCACTGGCGCCTTGGGGCTGGCCGAATTGCTGGACGGCGGCGTAGACCCGATTGGAGCCGACTTCCACCGCGCGTCCACGCGGGTCGAGCTGATAACGCAGTTGCCCCGCCAGCGTGCCGGACTTGTGTAGTGGGTTGTCGCGCCCCTTCCTGGCGATGGTGGTCTCGGTGTTGCGCGCCCAGGGCATGCCGTCCGGGCCGCGCTTCTCGTCCTGGCCGAAGCGCGCCCTGGTGGTCTCGAGCAGGTGCTCGCCGATCTCGGCGAGGGCCGGTGACGGGTCGGCAATGGACGCGGCGAGCCTGCCCAGGGTTGCGCGCAGTGCGTCGTCGTCCAGCTCGATCGTGATGCGGGCGCCGGCCATCTAGCGCAGCTCCGCCGAGCGTCCGCTACGGGCGCCCGAGCCGGTCGCTGCAAGGCGCTCGGGGATTCTCTTGAGGGCGTCGGGATAAGCTTGGCTGTTCATGTTGCCATACTGACCCCGAAGCGCCCACCGAGTAACACAACCTCTGTTGTTCCGCGCGTGATCTGGCGCCCGGCCGGCCAGACCTCCGAGATGGCATTGCCCTATATCCGCAAGAGCCGCCCGCGGCGGCGCGCACCACAACACGCGCGTCATCGGATTGATGACGCAGCCCTGCGCCCTATTGGGCCTCCTCGCCGCTCTCGTCCGCCCCCGGCGACATGACCTCGAGCGCGGCGAGCAGGTCCGCGCGATGCAGATCCAGCTCCCAATCCGGGATATCCTCCCCGGCGCAGGCGCGCGACAATGTGCCCTGCAGCCGCCGGTAGCGCTCCTCCATCACGGGCATCAGGGCGGCGATGCGCGCGGCTGCGCCGCGGTCGGCGCGGTCGAAGCTGTTCATGGTTGCGGTGATCATCAACGGAGTCTCCTTAATGGCGATCTATCGGAAAGAACATCTCGTGCCGTACATCCAGGAACTCGAAGCCTACTACCTGGCGTTGCGCCGCGCGGTGGAGGGCGCGCCGCCGAACGACAACCTAGCCGAGCAGTATCATGCCAACTCCGAGCAATTCCGGCGCGAGTTTACCGAGGTCGACATCGACCGGGTGCTGCGTGACCTCGAGCGCTTCAAGGCCACGGCGACCATGCTCAAGCAGCTCAAAGGAAAGCACATGAAGCCGGCCCGGGGCTGATTCGAGCTCCCCCACCTCGGCCTCGAATCATGTTGTGATTGTTGACGCGGGATCCGCGTCTTCTTTGAAGGCCGCAAGCGCTGATTCCATGCCTTCGGCACTCCAATACTTGCGGCCTTGCTCGCCTGCGTCCGTTTGCGCACAACCGTTCGGGTAGTCGCGCATTCGGCAGAGCGACGTAGCCCCAACGGTCTTCCGCGGCATGAGGTAAGTGACGGCAAACAGCCGCTCGCACTCTTCGATTACCACCTCCAGCTCGGCGCGCGAGATGTCGTGGCCGCTCAGGGCGCGCTCGACGTACTCGGCGAAGCGGTCGTGCGGGCCGCTGCTTTCTGAAGCGTTGCGGTCATGACTGGCTCGATCCATTACGAAGCTCTCTCGTTCAGTAGCGAAAAACAGCGGCTCGGAACTGCACGCAACCCTTTCTGGCGCCGCGCGCGGAGTCCCGACCGACTCGTCCAAGCGGGCACTCAACGGCCACCTCCGACACCGATCCCGGTCGATCCGGATGGTGTCGATTGACCCAACGGCGCGGGTGACCGTTGCCGCCTGCGCGGCATCCGGCGCCGGTCGGCTTGCGCCCCCATCGGCACCCCGGTCGCCAGGAGCGTCCCGTCCGCGGCGTACAACTGCCCTGTATTCCCGTCGTAAACCGCCTTTGTCCGGCGGATCTGCGGAGGCCGCGGACCGGTGTAGCGGCTCGGCGGCAGCTGATAGACCAGCCCGGCAGGACTGCGGGTGCGCGCGAGGATTCCCGCGCGGGCGAGCCGGTCGCAGTAGTCACGCGCCTCGCCCTCGGCGACGCGGTGCAGCTCAGTGGAGGCGGTCGCAACCAGATCCGGGATCGTGAAGCTGCCGAGGATGCGCATCGACCGCCAACACTGCTCGCGCCCGGCGCCCAATGTCACCGGCGAGCCGTTGGCGCGTACGCGCGGGGCCTCGGTGCCCGGATCGCGGATGAGCTGCCAGCCCCAGGGCCCTGCTTTGCCGTTGGTATCGCCGCGCACCGGCGACAGGTATCCGCCCGCCTCCAGGGCCTGGATGTAGTCGCGCACCCGCTCGCGCCTGATCGCTCCGCACAACTGCCCGCGCACGGTCGGGACCCGGAAGACGGCGCCATGGGCACCGACGCGCCGGATGGCGCGCCACATTTCGGGACGGAGGTCGCGGCTCATTGGACTGTCTCCACGCGCAGCTCTGCCGTGGCGCCGCCTTCGGAAACGATCACGAACCGCTGCGCCTTCGAGACCTCGACCCGGCCCGAGAGAATGGAGAGCAAAAACGCGGAGGCCCTGAACGAGCACGACACCGCGAAGAGCGGCGCATCCGAGGAGCGCGGCACATCCGAGACCCACGCATACGCAACGACAATCATCTGGCCGTCACGGAACGGATCAGACCCGACCAGTAGCTCCATGGTCTCGTCCGCGTCGCGCCAATGACACCGACCGCCATCGGCGAAGGCGTCGCTTATCTCGCGCGCCTGCTCGACGCCCAACTTCACCTTCATCGAATAAGTGTGGTCCACGCACTCGCAGGCGGTCAGAGACCTCATTTCGAGATACAGCAACCCGTCCCCGCCGGTCACGGTGATGGAATCCACCCGCGGGTACGCGGGCATCGAAACCTCATCCATCCTCACTTCCTCCCCGGCTCGCCGGACTCACGCCACGACGCCAAGGCATCGGCCAGCGCCGCCAACTCGCCGCCGGAGAGGGGCACGCCAACCCGGAAACGGGAATGCTCATCCGGCAGCAGCAGGCTGCCCAAGACGGTCGCCTTGAATACGCCGATGCTGCGACCCTCCAACATGAGCGCCAAGTGGGGTTGCCCCGGGTCATCGGCCGCACCACGCAGCGCCCCTTCGCAGACCGCCGCGGCGATCGGATCAAGCCAATACGGAACCACACACTGACCTTTCAAGACCCTGAATTCGGCGTTGACAAGGTGGCCGCCGAGTGTCAAGCACACCCTGCCGTCCGCATCATTGCCGAAGAGGGTTGCGGCCGCATGCGGTTGCCCAGCCATCCGCGTGTGCGAGCGAAACAGTTGCGAGCATCCAGTCATGCCTTCCTCCCCGGCTCGCCGGTATAAAGCCGTTGATCCGCGGCGGATTGCCCCTTCCAGGTCGCCAGATCCGCCCGCGCCCAGCCGTGGACTTTGGCGCGCTCGGCCAAGAGGTTGAGATTGACGGCGACGCGGCCGGTGCAGCCGTCCACCACCCGGTTGATGTGCTCGAGCAGGTCCTCGCCGACCTCCAGCTCCGGGCAGTACAGCCGGGCCAGGGCGCGGCAGTCGCCCAGGCTGGCCGGCTGGGCCTCGATCCAGTGCAGGACGCGCCGGTGAACGGTGTTGTTGCGGGATTTCATAGAGCCGGAGAGCCGCTCCTCGCCGATGAAGAGGATCGGCGCCTTGCTGCCCTCGTAGAGGTCCATCAGGATCTGTGCACGGCCTTTGTCGACCAGGTAATCCGCCTGGTCGATGATCAGCGGCCGACCGCTCAGCGCGAGCTGCTCGCACGCCTGATCGAGCATCTCGGCGACCGTATTGGCGGGCAGGATGCCCATGTCGCGCAGGATGTTGATCAGGATGTGTTTTGTGGACCACAGGCTTTTGAGCTCCACGTAGTAGGCGCGGGTCTTGTTGGCGGTGTAGGCCGCCGCGCTCGATTTGCCGTACCCGCTGCGTCCGTAGAGGCAGACCAGGCCGGGCAGCCCGTTGACTCGGTCCATGGCGTTCTGCATCGCGGCGAGCGTTGCGCCGACGTTGGTGAGCGGCGCCAGGGTGGCGGCCGCGCTTGGCTGTGTCATACTGTCTTCCCCTTTGTGTCCTGCGTTGTCCGGTCGGGGTTGCTGGCAGGCGACCCCGACCACCCTTCAAAGCCCTTGCGGGCGCTAAACCTGAGCCTTAGCCGTTAGCCCGTAAGCCTCGGGCCACGTCTCGCTCATCTGCTTCTCGGCCTTGAACTCGCCGCATTCCCCGTACGCACGCCACCAGCGCAGCTGCTCCGGGTTGTTCGCGTGCTCGCCGCGGATCACCTCCTCGTCGAGCTTCAGCCACTTCAGAAACCGCGTCTTCGAGGTCTCGATCGGATCCAGCCGGACGACATTCGAGCCGCCGCCCACGGGGGCCTGAATGGTCGGCAGCGCCGCCGCAACGGCGATCTGCTCGGGGGTGTCGACGCGCATCGGCGCCGGATCGGACGCGCGCGCAGCCTCTGCCGCCGCGTCGAGCATCGGCGTGGTGTAGGGGGTGGTCTGTTTGGGGAACTCGACGAGCTTCTCGGCCTGTTTGGCGCGATGCTTGAGGACCAGCTCGGCAGCGTTTTCCGTGGTCGCGCGCTTGTACCGCTTGAGGTCTTCGGTCTGCTCGGCGATGAACTTCTTTTGCTCGGCGCGAGCTGCCGCAGCAACCTCGGCGCGGCTGATGCCGGTCATCTCCGGGCACTCGGCGATACAGATGAAGCTGTCGTCGTCGTAGACGTAGATCCGCCCGAGGTCCGCCTCGTCGTAGCGGAAATACACCGACCGGCCGCTGAAGCGCCCAAGTTTCGCGCCGATGTAGCGGCGCCTCTCCCAGAAGATCCCTTTCTTGCCGACGTTGCGGGGCTTGCCGCCGGGCCGCATCAGCAGCGCATCCAGCGCGCGCGGATCGGCCGCCCGAATCTCGCCGTTCCAGGACGCAGCCTTGGCGAACGGAGTCATTCCGCCCATACCCTCGCCCGAGTGCGCATCCTGGTGGTAGATGTTGGCGACCCACCCGTCGAGCAGACGCTGCAGGTCGCCGGAAGTCAGGTCCACGGCAACCACTTCGCCCGGGGTCATCACCCGTTCGGCAAATGTTTTGCGCGCGCGGATCTCCTGGGCCTCGGCGACGTTGTGACCGATATACCCCGGCAGCAGCTTGAGGATCCCGTAGGCCATGGTCTTCAGGGCGCGCTCGATCGTGCCCTTCTGCTCGCCGGCATAGGGCATGCAAAGCGACTGAGGAATGCGCAGATGCTCCAGGAACCCACCGAAATACTCGGAGGTGTAATCCGCGCCGTTATCGGTGCGCACCCCCTCGGGCATACCCCACTCCAGCGCCGCGCTCCGAAAGCATTGCCCGACCGCCGCAGCCGTACTGGTCTTGCTCACGCGCAGCTTCAGGCGCCGGCTCCACAGATCGATACAGCCGACGACCGTGTGGCGTCCGTCTATGAGCAGCCAATCGCCGGGGGTGGAGTCCATTTCCCATAGCTGATTGAGTCGCTCGATCTGGTCGTGATGAGACCCGTACGCGGTCTGATAGAGATTCTTCCACTTTCCGGGGTTGACCATCCGGGTCCAGATTTCGGCGTTCTCGGCGATCCAGCGCCGGCGAAACTCCTGCACCGCGCGCAACCTCGGAAGCGCAACGCCCGCGGCCTGCAGCTCGTCGCCACGCGCCTGCACAAGGGCATACAGGTCCTCGCCCGTGCTTTGAGGCTGCGCAAACAACTGCCCGAGAATCAACGCCAGCAAGGCCGGCTGCGTCTCGATCTTCGAGCCCCCCTTGCGGTTGCCGTAACCGTCGGTTAAACCCCAGATCCCGTCGCGCTCGTAGGCCAGCGTCCATGCGAGCAGGGTCGGCGCCGTCAGTGCGCGGCGGCCGTGACGCAACGGCAAGGCGTCGGCCGCGACCGCCGGCACCGGCACCTTACCCAGGTTGACGCGCTCAACGAGCGCTAGGCGTGCCGCCTCGCGCGTCATCCCCTCTTCGCGCACGATCTGCCCGCACGCCAACACGCACCATTCGCGACCCTTGGCGCGTAGCCGTTTTGTGTGCGTCGGCGCGAGAGCCGAAAACTTGGCCATGCCCTCAGCCTTGCGGCGCTGCCGTGCGCGCTCCTCCTCCGCCGGATCCGGCTTCGGCTCTGCGGGCATCGGAGGCGTCTCGGGAACAGGGATCGCGGCCACGAGCTCGGCAATCCGAGCCTCCTCGGCAGCGGCTTTCAGATGGGCTTGCGTGGCTTCGGGGAGGCTGGCGAGGGCGTATTCCAAACCGCCGCCGCGAGCTTTGCGTGGGCTGGAAATCCATCCTTCAGCTTCAGCCTGGCGACTTACAGCCCTTGGCGATAAGCGCATCCCAGGCAGTCCGGCAAGCTCCGATGCAGCGTACCAGCTACGCATGGCGGCCTCTGCGCCACAGCGCTGCGAGCACCCGCCTCGCCGCCGCCCACACGCCGGATTCGCGGCACTCGCGAGCAATCAGATCCTCCATTGCGAGGCTCTTCGCGGCACCCTTCGGGGCAGCGCTGGAGATCAGCGCCTCTTGCGTGGCTGCGGGGAGGCTGGCGACGGCGTATTCCTGACCCTTGCCTCTCGCGCGCTTGCGTGACTTCCAGCCCTCGCGCTTGGCCATCTTAAGGACGCCTTGGACCGTTCCCGGCATCCCAGGCAACCCTGCCAGATCGGATATGGCATACCAGTTACGCATCGTCGCCTCCGAGCCCGAGCGTGAGATCCAGCTCAGGCGCATCGAGATGCGCCACGTTCTCACGATGCCAAGCCAGGGAGCGGATCGAGCCCGCCAGCCCCTCGCGCGTCTCCGCTGCATCCGCGTCGCCCCGATAGCAGCGGATCAGCCGCGCTACGGCCTCGGCAATCTGCCCTTGCAAAGCGGCCAGATCTGCCGCATCCGCCGGCACGCCGGGCGGCATCGTGAGCACCACCCGCCCGCAGCCCGCGGCCAAATACTCGGTCACGAAGTGAGCGCCGCAAACGTGCTCATAGACGGGGATGCTCGACGCCGGCATCCTTGCATCCGCAAGCCATTTGTAGAGACACTCGACGCTCACCCCCATCAGGTCGGCGATCCGCTCCGCGCCTAAGCCCCGACGTTCCCGCGCGTAGCTCTTGCAGGCCCGAAAGGCGTCCCGGAGATCCTTCGGTTGGTAGCGTTTCCAGTTGATCGATCGCCGTGGAAATGACATGAAAGCCCCCTTCTGAAAATCGCCCTGACCGTCCCGGCCGGGTTTGTCTAGGCTGTAGGCGACGGATTCGCGGAGCGCCGACGCGGCCTGGAGACCAGCCCCTCGGCGGCCCTCTGATCGCGTCGCGCGATCCGCTCCAGGCGCTTGGCGTGACGATCCGGCCAGATCTCCTCGGGGGGAATCCCGATGGCCTCGGCGATCAACCGCTCGCCCTTCGGCCAAGGGCTCTGGGTGACCCTGGACAGGGCCGTCGGGCAAAGGTTGTGATGCACGGAAAGTCGACGAAGCGACCAGCCCGCTTTACGCAAAGCGGCCACGATGTCGGCGGGATGCCAGTCCTCGCGAGAGGCTGGGGCGGCTGTATTGCTTGGGTGTGATGTGTTCATGCAGACAACTTTACAGCACGAAACAACCGCTCGCAACTTGCGAAAAAGTGTTTTTTTAGCGCGCCAAGTTCGGCGTTCCGAATTCGCGGTGCGCGCCGCCTCCAAAATCGAGGAAACGTCAATGGAAACAAATGGAAGAGATGATCTCGGCGGCACTGAAAGCCGCGCGATCGAATCGCCGAGTTTGGCCGACCAGGTCGGCGCTGCGTTTGCTGCGCGCATGAACGAGCGGATTCGCGCCCTTGGCATCACAAACGCCGTCGTTTCTGCGCGGTGCGGATATGCGGAATCAACCGTCAGAAAGTGGCGTAAGGGGAAATCCACGCCGGACCTTGCCGCGATACATGCACTGGCCGCAGCGCTGGAGGTAACCCCGGAATGGCTAGGAGGAGGCGCTGGAGATGTGGCGCCTGCACCGAAAGGCGGTGCGGGGATGCGCGCGACCCCAGTATCCGCGCGCCATGCAGCGGTCGCGTCGACCGAGAGCCGGCCGATGGAAGAGGCAGACGTGCGGATATTCTTCGGCGTGGTCAGCGCAGTCCAGCGCCTTGAGGGTCGCATCCCAGAGCCCATCAAGGCCGAGGTCGCCGTGCGCATGCGCCACGCCCTGGCCGTCATGGCTCGCGACCAGGACCACCAAGCCAGACTTGATCAAGACGACCTCGACGACCTTGCGCGCATCGCCAGCAAGCTGTTGTAGCCGTCTCATCAAAGCGCCTTGCGCGCTAAATGTGCCGCTAACTTACGCTCATCCATGTTGCGTCGCTCCTTCCCTAAAAACCCGCCGGAGTGCCGAAGAAATGCCGACGGCACCGCTACTTAGCGCGCTTTATCTCGGCTTATCCCTTCTAATCCCATTTCTTAAACCATGTTGCGTCTAACAGCCATCGCCGAGGCGGGCCGATGCGCGAGCCGGGCCGATCCTTTGGCGCTGCGCATGCTCGGTTTTCGAATCCCACCCGTAAGACACGCGGACGAGGACGCATGGGTCGTTGCCCTCGCTCAATCCTTGCCGATCTCCGTCCGGGTCTTTGCGCGAGGCCGGTTGATCTCCGGCGGAATCGCCCCCCGGATCGTCGCATTCCGTTCTTCGATCAGCCATTTTTGGTAGATGAGCGAGGTGTTTGTCCGCGGCTGCTGCTCTTTGGCGGGTTCTCTCGTTCGCTGCCGATCGAGTCGTGCCGGAGGTTGCGCCGTCGGATACGGGCTCAGGTCGGATCCTTGATCCGGTGAGGGGCTCGCCGGTTTGCGGGGAATGTCCAGCGTCTCCCCGGCTGCATCCTGAGGGCAGGCGACATCGCTGAAGGAAACCTTCCCGTCCTTGCTTATGCACTTGTGTATTTCAGCTGCGCTCGGTGGCGAGAATCCGCCGACGGAAATGGCGAGAATCATGAAGTAATCTTGGCAGCGTCCCGGCATGTGTTTCCTCCTGGCTCGTGATCAAGCGTCTTGACCGCCCTATTCACTCCCGGCAGGGCGATAGAGCTGGACGGTTTCCTGCTCGTTGGCGTTGTTGCGCGCAACGATGGCGAGCGCGGGTTCGGTGTCACTGAGATTTCTGGGTTGGTGGGGTACGTCCGCCGGGATAAAGATGAAGTCGCCTTCGTCGTTGACCACCGAGTCCCGAAGGTTCTCGCCGTAGCGTGTCTCGACGCGGCCCTTGAGCAGATAGATGGCGGTTTCGAAGCCCAGGTGCAGGTGGGGCTCGGCCTCGCCTGCGGGCGGGATGACCACCAGGTTCATCGAGATCCCCGCGGCGCCGGCCGTGGCCTCGGAGATGCCTACGAAGTTGGGCAGCCGCTGCAGCGTGTCGGTGGGACGCTCGGGGCGGACCGTCACGATCTTTGCGTTCATGACTTGGGTTCTCTGGTTCGCTGACGTCTCTCGGATCATGGGGGTCGCGACCTGCCGGGAGAAGGCGCGCAGGTCGCAGAGGAGCATCGACCGCAGGGTCACGAGGCCGAGCTTCAGGTCTCTCCGCCCTCGACCTCCGCCCACGGCGGAATGCGGGGCACTCGACGTGCGCGGGCGACGACATCCTCCAGACCGGGGCTGCCGGGGGAGATCGGAAGCGGAAATCCTCGTGCCCCCAAGGCCACTTCCCGTGCCTTCTCCCAATCGACGATGCCGGGGCCGTCGGCGGTTTCGGCCTCGATCGCCTTCTCCATCGGTTTCAGGCTGCCTTTCCAGCGCTTTTCGTCCTCGGCGAGCGGCGCGTGTGCCTCCAGGTAGACCTCGCCGGCGCGCGATCCGACGAGATAGGGCTGGTTCACGACCGTGACCTTGGTCCCGATCGGAACCTCCGCGAACAGGCGCTCGATGTCCTCCGGGTAAAGCTGGATGCAGCCGTGGCTCACGCGCATGCCGATGCCGAAGGGTTTGTTCGTGCCGTGGAGCAGATACTGGGGTCGGCTCAGGCGCATCGCGTGAGCGCCGAGCGGATTGTCGGGTCCTGCCGCGACGACGCCCGGGAGCTGCTCGCCACGCTGCGCGCGCTCCCGACGGATGGATGCAGGCGGCGTCCACGTCGGGTTTTCGGTCTTCTGGATGATCCGCATCTGTCCCAATGGCGTTCGCCAACCCTCTCGACCGATGCCGATGGGGTGGGTGACGACAACCTGTGGCTCGCCTTCCTCGCGCTTGGGGAAATAGAACAGCCGCAGTGTTGCGAGGTTCACGACCACGCCTTCGCGCGGGGCATTCGGCAGGACGTACTGGGTCGGAAGAACCACGCGCGTTCCGTCTCCCGGAAGCCAGGGGTCGACGCCGGGGTTCGCCGCGATGATCTCGTCGTGGCCCAACCCGTAGCGACGCGCGAAATCCGGGAGCGTGTCTTCGTATCGCGCGACCACGACCTGCACGTCTCCGACGACGTCGGTCTCGTCGTCCGGCAGGACGAAGCGATCGGCACGCTCCGGCTCCTTGACGAATAGATGCGAGTCATGAAGCGTCGCACAGCCGCTCAGGGCGAGGGCGGCAAGAAGTATCGAGCACCAGCGCAGCGCAGCGTTCGCTCCGCCGCGGCCCGCCGAGCTTGCCTCGGTAAAATCCCGATCCTGCGTGTATTGGGTTTGGTTAAACACCGAATGACCTCGCTCAGGAAGAGACAGCCTATAGGTTGGCTGTTCATGGCCCCGGTGGCAAGCGACCTGCCTCCGCGCGTACTACACTCAAGCGATTGCGAATACCGGGCGGCACGCTAGGATGATCGACCTCGTTTCGTACGAGATCGTTCGGGCAAACGCCGCCCCGCGATCGGCGGGATCCGGCCCGACGTGATCGGGCGACGGCGTCATGGACCTCGAAGAAAAAGCGACCACAGGGATGTGCAGGCGTCATCCCACCACCGGAGGCGAGCGTCGACAGATGAACAGCGGCTATATCCTCTCCATCGATGAGGGCACCACGGGTACGACGGCGTTGATCTTCGATCACGCCGGGTTGGTCCGCGCGCGTGCCTATTCCGAGTTCACACAACACTATCCCAAGCCCGGATGGGTCGAGCACGATGCCGAAGAAATCGTGCTGATCACGATGAAGGTCATCGCCGAGGCGTTGCGCGCCGGCGGCGTCCCGCCCGACGAGATCCAAGCCATCGGCATCACCAACCAGCGCGAGACGACGGTCGTTTGGGAGCGGGCCTCGGGTCGTCCGGTCGGGCGAGCCATCGTTTGGCAGGATCGGCGCACCGCACGCTATTGCGACGAGCTCAAGTCACGCGGTCTCGAGGAGATGGTCCGGGCTAAGACCGGCTTGGTCATCGATCCTTACTTTTCCGGCACCAAGCTGAAGTGGATCCTGGACAACCAGCCGGGGCTGCGCGAGCGAGCCGAACGCGGCGAGATCTGTTTCGGCACCATCGACTCCTGGCTGGTGTACCGGCTGACGGGCTGCCGCGTGCATATCACGGACTATTCCAACGCCTCCCGCACCATGCTCTACAACATCCGCGACCTCCGGTGGGACGCGGAGCTGCTGGAGTTATTGGAGATCCCTGCCGCCATGCTGCCCGAGGTGCGTCCCTCCTCGCAGATCTACGGCGAGACCGATCCGCAGATGTTCTTCGGCACGCACGGCATCCCGGTCGCCGGCATCGCCGGGGATCAGCAGGCGGCCTTGTTCGGCCAAGCCTGCCACAGCCCCGGGATGGCGAAAAACACCTACGGGACCGGCTCCTTCGTGCTGATGCATACCGGAACCGAGGCAGTGGCGAGCGACGAGCGCCTGCTGACGACGATTGCCTGGGGTGTGGGGGACGAGCCGGTGGAATACGCGCTCGAGGGTGCGATCTTCGTGACCGGCTCCGCGGTGCAGTGGCTGCGCGACGGGCTCGGCATGATCCGTCATGCCTCCGAGACACGCGAGCTGGCGCGATCGGTGCCGGAGAACGAGGGGGTCTACTTCGTTCCGGCCCTGGTGGGTCTCGGTGCCCCGCATTGGGATCCCTATGCGCGCGGCCTGCTGATCGGGATCACGCGGGGGACGACTCGGGGCCATGTCGCGCGTGCGGTGCTCGAGAGCATGGCCTATCAGACGCGCGACGTCATCGAGGCGATGGAGCGCGACTCCGGCATTGCGCTCAAGGAGCTGCGTTGCGACGGCGGGGCGGCGGTCAACAGCGTCCTGATGCAGTTTCAGGCCGACATCCTGGGCGTCACTGTCGAGGTCCCGAGGATCACCGAGACCACGGGGCTCGGCGCGGCCTATCTCGCCGGCCTCGCCGTCGGATTCTGGGCGAGCCGCGAGGAGATCGCCGAGAAGTGGGCGCTGGATGTGCGCTATCACCCGCGCTTCGACGCGGCCAAGCGCGAGCGTTTGTTCAAGCGTTGGCACAAGGCCGTCGAGCTTTCCAAGGGCTGGGCTCTCGATGACGACTGATTCCATGACGCTGCGCGAGAGCAATATCGCCAAGCTGCGCGAGGGTGTGGTCTATGACGCCCTGATCATCGGTGGCGGGATCAACGGGGCGGTGTCCGCCGCCGCTCTGTCGGGAAAGGGCGCCCGGGTCGCCCTGATCGACAAACGCGATTTCGCGGGCTTTACCAGTCAGCAATCGTCGAATCTGGCCTGGGGCGGCATCAAGTATCTCGAAAGCGGCGATTACCTGCTCGTGCGCAAGCTGTGTTTGAGCCGCAATGAGCTGATCCGCAGCTACCCGAGCCGGGTCAAGGAGATCCGCTTCTTCGCGACGATCGACCGCGGGTTTCGATTCTCGCCCTTCTTTTTGTGGCTCGGCACCTGGGTCTACTGGCTGTTCGGCAACGGCTTCACGCGGATCCCGCGCTTCCTCACCAAGGACCGCATCCACCGCGAGGAGCCGGTGGTGAAGACCGACAAGGCGGCCGGCGGATTCGAATACTCCGACGCCTATCTGCACGACAACGACTCGCGCTTCGTCTTCCAGTTCGTGCGCTCGGCGATGGATCGCGGCTGCATCGCGGCGAACTATGTCGAGTCACTCGGTGCACGGCGCGACGGGGAGCTTTGGATTACCCGTGCGCGCGATACACGGACGGGCGAGACCTTCGAGATCCGCTCCAAGATCCTGATCAACGCCGCCGGTCCCTTCGTCGACGATCACAATCAAGTCACCGGGGAGCAGACCGAGCATCAACACCTGTTCTCCAAAGGCATCCACCTGATCGTGCCGCGGATCACGCCCCATCAGCGGATCCTGACCTTCTTCGCCGACGACGGACGGCTATTCTTCGTCATCCCGATGGGCGTGCGCACCTGCATCGGCACCACCGACAACCGGGTCGACACTCCCGAGACCGAGGTCACCGACGCGGATCGCGACTTCGTGCTGGAGAACATCAACAAGCGGGTCGCCTTGGCCGCGCCGCTGAAGCGCGAGGACATCATCGCCGAGCGCTGCGGGGTGCGCCCTTTGGTGGTGAAGCGCCAAGGCGGCGACGGCAGCGGGCGCGACTGGATGCAGCTCTCGCGCAAGCACGAGATCGACGTCGATCGCGCGCATGCCCATCTGTCGATCTTCGGCGGTAAGCTCACCGACTGCGTCAATGTCGGCAACGAGGTCGCGCGGATCGTCGCCGGGCTCGGCATCGACCTGCCGCATGCCGGGTACCGCTGGTACGGCGAGCCGCACCGCTCGGTCTACGAGGAGTACATGCACCAGGCTCGCTTGATGAATCTGGACAGCTACACCTCGCCCGAGTCGATTGAGCCGCTCTCCAGCCGGCTGTGGCGCCGCTACGACCAGCAGGCCTTCGAGCTGCTTGCCCAGATCCGCGAGGACCCCCGCCGGGCCGAGGTCTTAATCAAGGGGACGGATTATCTGCGCTGCGAGATCCAGCTCGCCAAGCGTCAGGAGATGATCGTCACGCTCGAGGATTTCCTGCGCCGTCGCTCCAAGATCGCCCTGGTGGTTCCGCGCCGGCAGATCCAGGAGGCGGAGGGGCTCATGGATGCTTGCGAGATCCTCTTCGGCGAGGCTGCACAGGCGCGATACGCGGAGTATTTCGGCGAGTCTCGAAGCGTCACACGGGCGCAATCCCGCCACCTGGAGTCGGATGCCGCCTGACGTCGAGTCGGCGCTCCGTGCCGGGACTCCGAGCCTGGCTCCGAGCAGGTTCCGCGACGACACAACCACCCGAGGGCAACGGCCATGACCCCATTCTTCGGAGAGCTGATCGGTACCGCCCTGCTGATCCTGCTCGGCAACGGTGTCGTGGCCAACGTCCTGTTGACCGGGACCAAGGGCCAAAACGGCGGCTGGATTGTCATTGTTTGGGGTTGGGGCATGGCCGTGTTCGTGGCCGTGTTCACGGTCGCCGCGTTCAGCGGCGCCCACCTGAATCCGGCGGTCTCGGTCGGCCTCGCGGTCGCCGGCAAGTTCGAATGGGGTCAGGTGCCTGCCTACGTTCTGGCGCAGTTCATCGGGGCCATGATCGGTGCAGTGCTGGTCTGGCTGACCTACTGGCCGCATTTCGCACGCACCGAGGATCCCGACCTCAAGCTCGCCTGTTTCTGCACCGCCCCCGCCGTGCGCAACGCGCCATCCAACCTCTTCTCCGAGATCATCGGTTCCTTCGTCCTGGTGTTCGCTGTGCTCTTCCTCGCCGTGTCCGTCTTCGGCCTGGGTGCACTGGATGCCCTGCCGGTCGGTCTGCTCGTCCTGGCCATCGGTCTGAGCCTCGGTGGTACAACCGGCTATGCGATCAACCCGGCGCGCGATCTCGGGCCTCGGATCGTGCATGCACTGCTGCCCATGCCGGGCGGCAAGCGCGACAGCGATTGGGGCTATGCCTGGGTCCCGGTGGTCGGTCCACTCCTCGGCGCTGGGCTGGCCGGTCTCCTGTATCTGGTGCTGCAGGACCCGACCAGCGTGCAGTTTCGGTGATGCCCATGCCCGCGCGTTACAAGCACATGGGAGAACTCCGATGAGTCGACACACGCCAAAGCAACCCGATCGGCCGAGCCGGCGCCGATTCCTCGGGGCTGCCGCCGCGCTGCTCGGCGGCGCGGCGCTGCCCGGTCTTCCCTCGGCCCAACAGTCAGCCAGGCCGCCAGCCGACATCGATCCGGCCCGCTTCGCCGCCGCGCGTCGCTGGCTGACGAGCGAACTCACGCCCTCGACCCTGGATCCCGACGCGCAGATGGCCGAGATGCAGTTCTTCATCCGCGCGGCGGCACCCTTCCGGGGGCAGCGCATCCATGTCGTATCCGAGACCATCCCGACCCATGTCTACGAGCAACGCATCCTGGCTCGGGCCTTCCATGAGATCACGGGCATCCAGGTCCAGCACGACCTGATCCACGAGGGTGAGCTCGTCGAGCGCATCCAGCGTCAGACCCGGACCGGGCGAAACCTCTACGACGCCTATGTCAACGACTCGGACTTCATCGGCACGCATTTCCGCAGCGACGGCGTCGTGCCGCTGTCGGACTGGATGGTCGGCGAGGGCGCCGAGGTCACGCTTCCGACGCTGGATCTGGATGATTTCATCGGTCTCTCCTTCAGCACCGGTCCCGACGGCGTCCTCTACCAATTACCCGACCAGCAGTTTGCGAACCTCTATTGGTTCCGCGACGACTGGTTCCGGCGCGACGACCTGAAGCGCGGTTTCGAGACCCGTTACGGCTATCCGCTCGGCGTTCCGCTCAATTGGAAGGCCTACGAGGACATCGCCGACTACTTCACGAACCATGTCCGCGAGATCGACGGGCGACGCGTCTACGGACACATGGATTACGGCAAGGTCGACCCCTCGCTCGGTTGGCGCTTCACCGACGCCTGGCTCGCGATGGCCGGGGTCGGGGATCCGGGTCTGCCCAACGGCATGCCGGTCGACGAGTGGGGGATCCGGGTCGAGGATTGCAGGCCGGTCGGGTCTTCCGTCTCGCGCGGCGGTGCGACCAACAGCCCGGCCGCCGTCTACGCCCTGCGCAAGTATCTGGAGTGGCTGCGCGCCTTCGCGCCCCCGGAGGCGCTGGACATGACCTTCACGGACGCCGGCCCGGTGCCCGCACGCGGCGACATCGCCCAGCAGGTCTTCTGGTACAGCGCCTTTACGCCCGAACTTGTCAAGCCCGGATCGGCCGTGATGGACAGCGACGGACTGCCCAAGTGGCGGGTCGCGCCCTCGCCCCACGGCGCCTATTGGGAGCCCGGCATGAAGCACGGCTACCAGGACTGCGGTGCCTGGACCCTGCCTGCCACGACACCAATCGATCGCCGTCGGGCGGCCTGGCTCTACGCCCAGTTCTGCGTCTGCAAGACGGTGTCGCTCAAAAAGACCCTGGTCGGGCTGACCCCGATCCGTCGCAGCGACCTCGCCTCCGAGGCCATGACCGCGGCGGCACCCCGCCTCGGCGGCCTGGTGGAGTTCTATCGCAGCCCGGCACACATGGCCTGGACCCCGACCGGCCTCAATGTTCCGGACTATCCGAAGCTGGCGCAGCTATGGTGGACTCGCATCGGCGAAGCGGTCCAAGGAAAGACCGATCCGCAACAGACCATGGACAATCTGGCCGAGGCCCAAGACCAGACCTTGGCGCGCATTGCGGCATTGGGCCTGTCCAAACGCTGCGCGCCGCAGCTGTTGGCACCCGAAGACCCGACCGTCTGGCTCGCCAGACCGGGCGCCCCGAAACCGCGATTGCCGGACGAGGAGGGGATCGGCAAGACCATGGACTACGAGACCCTCTTGGAGGCGTGGCGGACCGGAACCGTCGGCGTCTGATCCGGCGGCGTGTAGAATGAGTACGGCCACCTTCCCTGATGGGTTTTTCCTCTTAAATCGTCAACTTGTATGAGGGAGAGCGGTGGGCCTCCCTCGGGGTGCTTGAACAACA